CTTGAGGGTGAGCATGATGTCGGGCGGCTGGCTGGGGGTGCATCCGATAATATCCCCTTCAAAAACTTTAAACGTGCCGTAGCTTTTACGTCCGGCGAACAGAATGATTTTCTTACGCCTGCGCGGGCGGTTTAAGGGTGATGTTTCTGTGATCAGAAAATTGCGGTCAGACTGTTTAAGGTTGGCAATTTTTATCGTGCATTCATTTTGCAGCGAACCCGCTGTTTTTTGCCCGGATGCTGATATATAGAGATCGGTGTAAACGTGTAACTTGCCATCGATTTCTATTGATAACGAGATTATGCGCGGGTCTAGCTCCATGATTTACACCTCAGTAGCCGGAATATAATAAAAACGATGGTTATCTATAAATCTTTCGTAATGAGGATATTCATCATCCGGTGTATCAAAATAAAAATTGCCATAATTGAGCTGTAAATGTTTAGGTAAAAATAAGGTATAAGGCATGGCTCTTATGCCTTTAACCAAACTTAGGCCATTGCGGAAAATAGATATACTTAGCAAATCATCATTCAACGTATTCAATACTATTTCATAACGTGAGTTTTCAAGTCGGATCGTTAATGATTGGTTCGCTACTGATTCCAAACCAATTAACTGAATCATGCTATTTTCCAAAATAACCTCCGACAGCATGCGCCGCTACATCCAAAAGGGTTCTATCTGATTTCTGCGGCTTTTGTTCCCCGCGATTTACGGTGCTTGAATCCTTTGAGTCTTTTACTTTTCTTGGCGTTAACGCTTGATATTGCGTAGTGACAATAACAGCCTCTTTCAAACTCAACGTAATGATAATAGCGCCGGATTGATCGGGTGATTCTTCATGCGGCATCTCAGATAAAATCATATTGGAATAAATTCCAACGCGAGTATTAACTTGAAAGCTGGAGTCACTATACAAAGCCTGTTTAATTACAGAGTACGTGTCTTTATAATGCGCTTCCGATATCCATAATATAATTTCTATTTCGACAGGCAGAATTATTTTGTGGTCAGTTTTAGTCGAGCCGTCTTCGATGGGGTGTTCCATTAGTTTAGAGCCTTCAAAAACACTGGCTTTCATATTAATGGCGTTTTCAAACATCAGGTTAAAGTCACTGTCATAGATACCGTAAATTTCTGTTTCATTCATTATATTTCCAACCCGTCAGCGTACTGACTCATTGCATTACCATATTCACTGCCGATGTCCCGCGCGATCCCTTCAGCGTCCGTCGCTTGCGTGATCACTTCGATTTTATCGACGCGATTATTAATATTTTTATTCGCTGCTTTGCTGTTAGTAATGCTGCTGCTCGTCATTGTCGTTACGCTGCTTGCTGATGCCTGCGCCAGTTGCTCCTTACCGCCGTGTGTTACGTCCCCCGGAGTCTCCCAGCCCTGCGGTGATTGCCCCGCTGCCGCGTTTTTTGCGTTATTAACCTCTTCTTCACCTGCGCCAAACCAGCCCTTCACAGTCTTCCATGCATTACCGATAGACTCAAACCCCCCGAGTGCACGTGTAATAACATTATCAATGAGTGTCAAAAGGCCCTTCCACAGGGCCGATAACACCCAGCCTGCGTTACTCAGAAAGCTAAAGATAGTGTCACCCGCACCGTCCCAAAAAATGGAATCCAGTAATTCTTTCACTCCATTTTTCGCGTCTTCAAGATGCATCATCGGCTCGGTGAACATTCTTACCAGTGTCTCCTTCAATATCACCGCCCCCTGTCTTACTAACTCAAGAGCTACCGCCAGTTTAGGAAATCTCTTCGCCAGATCACCTGTTACACTATCAAACCCTCTGAAATATCCGATAACATCAGCAACAACAAGAGAAAGCACCGCGATCCCGGCTGCAATTAACAAGATAGGCCAGGTGGCGGCTATCGTTGCGACTGCGGCTTTTAACATCGCTGGCAAATACAATGCGGTCACAATACCGGCTGCAACCGCGAAAACATCACCCAGTGGCCCTTTGTTTTCTGATATCCATTTTGATAACGCACTCCATTTATCGAGCAAATATTGAAATGTTGGAATTAATCCCATCCCGATATTTGTTGCTAAATCGGTAAAACTCATTTTAAGTTTTCGCAAATCTTGATTGAATTTATCCGTCATTGCGACCTGCTCTTTTGTTATTACCCCCTGCTCTTTCTGCTTTTTAAGTAATTCCTCTACACTCATTTTTCCTTTGCGCAGTAATTCTATTGTTCCTTCGTCCAGGCCAATCATTTTCCCCAGCCGCTGCGCCCGAAATGCGCTCATGCCCCCCAGCGCCTTGCTGTAGCGCAATAATGCGGCCTCCGGATCACGGAACCGCTGGGCCATATTGCCGAGCGTTCGCGTGAAGGCTTCAGCATCGCCGCCACTTTCTGTGATGGTCTTGCGCCACGCGTCCAACGTCGATACGTTGACGTTCATTTGCCGTGCCTGCTTGCCTAGTTCGCTTGTTGTTTCTGCTGTCCCTAGCGCCAGCGCTTTAATGCCGGAGAGTGTTAATGTGACGCCCAGCAATGCGACGCCGGCTTTCGCCAGGCTTAAAAATGACGCGCCCAATTTTTCAGACGCGGCATCGGCACTTGATACCGAGTTTTTTAATTTCTCGGCCTTTTTTTCTGCATCAGTCAGCCCACGATCAAGCCCGGAGGCGTCGGCTGCAAACGTGTAGTAAAACGCCTCGAGCAAGTTCATTATTTTTTCCTTTGCGAGTATTCCACAGCGAGGGATTCATTCATGCGCTGTACTGCGATGATTTCGAAGAGATCAAAAGCCTCTTCTAGTGTGTAGACGTCTCTGAGTTCTCGGAGGGTGGCGCGGTCGGCTCCGACAATGGTTGCGATAAACCCGTCAACGTTTTCGTAATCAACGCTTGGACTTTCGTTGTTAAACCGGTTAAGAAACCCAAGGCCACGCCGTTTCTGAAAAAACTACAGTTATATTCCATCATCGCCCATTCCAATTTCATCAATGTTTCAAAATCCGGGACATGATTATTCACCAATGCGCTGGTCGTAAGCGGTATCTGACTGCCACCCTCGATCGGCACGGCCACATAGGCCATCAGCTTTAACATCAACGCTTCGTTAGTCTTGTAGTCACCAATTTTAGGCGCGCCAGTAGTCGGGTATTGTGTGACGATTTCACGGCCAGCGATTGCAGGGAACTTACTCAGAATGAAGGTCTTTGTGCCACCCTCGGGCAGGGGGATTTCTTTTTCAATAGGCTCTAACATTATGCGATCACCTGGTTCTCAAATTTAAAAATATACGGCTTTGATTTCAACCGGCCCGCGCTGCTCACGCTATTACCGATCATGGCAGCCGCTGCAACGCTCTCTACAGATTGCAACGCAACAGGTATGCCCATTATTGCTGTGCCGCCGCTGAGGCCGAGCGCGTCAGCAATTTCGCCAGGGTCGATAGTCAATTTTGCTGAGACTGGAACATCTGCGTTTTCACCAATTATTGTCAACTCAAAACGTGCAGCCGTGGCATTGTAAGTCGCTGATGTCTGTGACATGGCTGGCGCGTATTCAATACCTGCCGCACTAATTTCACCCTGAATGGTTCGCGCTACGCTATTCAGTGATTCGTCATTTTCAAATGTCATTTCTAGCGTAGTAAACTTCACACCGTCGAGATTTCCGCTAATAGTTCCTGACAGCGGCAAAATATTATCTAGTTTATACGCGCCAGACTTACCCAAAAATAATGAATCACTAATTTCACGTTGATCACGCGCAAATGATATTTTTGAAGGCTGCACAATCGACGGCGAAATATAACTGAAGTATTTAGCTATGACGTAAAACAGGTCACTACCCACCGTCGTTGGCATTGATACTTCAACGTTAATAACCGCCATATCGGCAAACTCAGCATTAACGCCGTTCGGTAGCGTGTTATTGCCATCGTCACCAATTCGGCTTGTGAACATATGCGCTTTTGGATTCGCGAGAATGTACGTTCGGAGGCGTAGACGCGTTCCATTATCTTTTGAGGTACAGGTACGCCGCCAAACAGGTAACCAGGCTTCAAGATGTTGGCGACGGGGTTAGGGATAAATATCATCAAGTGCGACCGATGGTATTTATTGCCATTAATTATCCAATGCGTTGGGTTGTAAAAATTGGGTGATGTCGGATCTGTTAATCCCTCTGCGTCCAAATCAGGTGTACACCAATGAGGGTCGATTTGTACCACGCCTTTGTAACTGTTCTCCGTTACGCCATCTTCATTAAACGGGTTTTGATAATATTCGCTGTCGTCACTGTCAACGAGAAACAAAGCAACACGAACCCCGAAAATACGCCCGAAGGTGACAAAATCGCGCATCTGTTTATTGATGTTCATTTTTTTGTCGTAGCGCTTCAGCAGCTTTAACGCCTCCGGATCTAACTCTTCGCCGCCCTCGCCTTGAATGGTGTAGCCCTGTCTAATCGCATCACGGCCCGGCATTGCACAAGCTTTATAGATCAACCAGTGCTGCGCGATGATTGCGCACATGGTGTGTCCGATAAAATTACTGTTCGCATACCACATAAACAGGCTGTCGCTAACGGTGCCGCCACCGCTCACGTGCGAGGACTGTAACGCCCCGCCGCCGTCCATGCTGTCCATCGTGCCAACTATCTGGGCCACCGGCTGAGTGCTGGCAATGTGGCTTATCTTCCCCTGTAGCGCCTCGGTTGCCGTCGCGCTATCGTCTGACTCGCGATGAGTACTAAAGAACCCTTCACGCACTCGCTCTGGCTTTTGTTGTTCCTCTTTTTTCTTACGTTTAAACCATCCCATCATTGATCTCGCTTCAAGCGCCACAAATCGCACAAACAAAAAAGCCGAGGATAAAAACCCCGGCTCTCGTTCAAACGATTTGATTGATTGTTAAAGTAAAGTACTTGCTATTAGTTCACTGATTGCGCCGAGTTTATGCGTTGTTTGCGCTGTGACACGTCACACAATGCCGCAACGTAGCTACAGTCATTCTCATCACTCAGGGCCATGGCGTCCTGTGTGGTGGCGTAAATATCAGAGCCTTTCCCTGACCAGGCTTTCAGGCGGTCAAGCAAAATACCGGTTCGGCTGGCTGGCAGCAATTCAGGCTGTTGGCGTATGCGCTGTAGTCGCTCCATTCTCCACTCAAAAACCTGAGTGTAATCCGGGTTCTTGAAGTCAAACGGGAACGGTAATGGCACGGTGTTTCTCCATGGAAAGCCAAAACGAATTGATTACGATAATTAAATCGTACTTTTAATCGTACTTTTATTGACTTAATTAGATTTTAATCGTATTATCTAACCATCCAATACGGATAGCTCTTTAACAAAACGGGGAAATGATGGTCACGGTTCAGTGGACGACGAAAGCGCGTAAGCAGTTGCTTTCAATCGATACCAGATACCGGAAAGCCATTAGTGAGAAAGTTAACAAACTTGAAACCTTCCCAGCAGTGACACTGGATATAAAAAAGCTACACAGCATTGATAACCAGTACAGGCTGAGGGTTGGCGATTATAGAGTGATTTTCGAGCTCACTGACGGCGAACCTGTTATCTGTTCGATTAGAACGGTAAAGCGCAGAACATCAACAACGTACTAAGGCGGGGGAACCCGCCATTTTCCCCAGAAGTTCACACCGGAGTAAACGAAAATGACTATACAGATTATTCGTGATGGTGAGGGCAAACCACAATATGCCGTTATGCCTTACGACGAATACGAAAAGCTAGTTAACGCCAAGGATGCGTGGGAAGACGTACCCTACACGCCTTCAAAATACGATGAAGTAACAGTGCCAAACGCTGTTGTGTCAATTATGGTTGATCAGGATGTTTCTATCCTGGCAGCCTGGCGTATTTATCGTGGTATGTCTCAGTACGATGTCGCGGAAAAGCTGGGTACAACACAATCAACAGTTTCACAGTGGGAGGCATCCGACCGACCGCAGAAGCGCACACGCGAAAAACTGGCGGCGCTGTATGGCTGCACTCAGGAGCAACTGATCCCCTGAACAATGCCCCGTTTCGGCGGGGTTTATTCCATCATTTTACGGTAGGCCTCTGCAGCTTCATCCGGGGATAGGTTTGATATCTGCATCGGCCCCCCGTTCGCGCCGGTAACTTCATTTCTAATATTTTCTTTAAAAGCCTGAACAGCAATGTGCTTGCCGAGCAATTCAAGGTTACGAACTTTGTCAGGCCATTTAATTTTCTTTAGGATCCCGACCATTTCTTTACTTTCAAACAGTTCGGATACGTCGAAACCACTGATATAACGTCGCCAAACTTGCGGCCATTCACGAATAGGTTTGATACTCATGTCTTTATTAAATATATCCGCCGCGTCCATTTGGTCGATTTCTACGAGTCGTAGCAGGACGTAATTAGCATCAACCCCCAATTGATTAATTCGATCGTGCTTAAGTTCATTAATGCGTTGTTGTACCACCTCTTCTTTAAAGAGACGTTGGCCGCTGCTATATGCGGTTTTGGCGCTGTAACCCGCTCGTATAGCTGCCTGCGTGACGTTCAAATCGACAATATACTCACGGCAAAACAGCTCAGGTTTTGCTTTGAGCTTTGCCATATTTAACGGTTATCCTCGTGTTGCCTGAATTTTATTGATTATTCGGCGGTCGTCAGTGACAACCTTTTGTAGCGCAGTGACTTTCTCAACTAGCTTGTCGGCTCGCTCAGCGATTGAAATAAGAAACCCGACATCTGCGTCTGAAAATCCGCAGTCTCTGGCTGCATCAGTGAGCTGTCCACTGGCGGGAGTAGCGGGCATATCCCCAACTGAAGAGGCGAGACACTCGAAACGCTTTTGCAGCTTGATATTGCCAGCACTGTAAGCAGCAATAGTGCCTTTTGCTTTGTTCTCAGCATCTACTACACCTTGTTGATATGCTTTTAATCCGGCTGACTGTGCAGCCTGAAGTTGAGCCTCTTTCTCATCTGCTCTCTTTTTGGCTACTATTTCTGCGTCTCTGTCTGACTTGTCACGATTAGCCCACTTAAGAGACCACTCCGAATCTTTGTTATCACTACCCCACCAATACCCGCCCCCGGCTAAAACTGAAATCGTCAGTGCGACGGCTGTCAATTTCAATAGGGTTTCTTTCATGCGGGAATTTCCACATGTGGCCCATCAAGGAACTTAGCGGGCTTGTCATTCGGGTTATCTGTCCAGGTGATACCGAACCGCAGCTTAACGCCTAACTCTTTACCGGCCCGGTGCATATTGACCATGCGGTGACCTCGGCGGCACCAACGTGGAACGACCACCGCGCCCACTACCGTTGTGAATTGTCCAAAGCGTGGAAGATTTGGCAGAAGTACGACGGCCAAACACTTAGCCAGGAACAGTTTGCCGAACTGCTGGAAGACCGTGCCGCCGACGTTGTTAACCCAACCGGTGCGGAATTGCTGGAAATCGCTACCAAGTTCCAAGTTATCCGTAAAGCGGTCTTCGGTTCCGCTATGCGCCTGGCGACTGGCGACTGGCGAATTCCAGTTCAACTACAGCGATGAGAATGAGAAAGGCACCATCGAAGTACCGGAACTTATCACTCTCGGTCTGGCCCCGTTCCACAACGGCGAAAGCTACGAAGTGCAAGCCCGCCTCCGTTATCGCCTGCGTGAGGGAAAATTAACCTTTACTTTCAAACTGGTTAACCCTGAGCGTGTGGTTGAAGATGCCTTTAACTCCATCGTCGAGAAAGTCAAAGAAGGCGTATCGGTAGCCCACGTTCTAGACGGTTATGCCATTGATTAAACTAGTAATCTAGCCCATCCCTGCCCTGTGCGGGGGTGTTTTGACGAGCGGGCGTTGTGCCTGCTGTTCAAAGCACATCAATAGAAGGCTACTTTTATGCCCCAAATACTCTGGCTAGACCTAGAAACCTACAGCGAAACCCCTATCCGAAACGGTACCCATGCCTACGCTGCTAATGCGGAGATAATGCTTATTGCATGGGCTATCGACGACGGCCCTGTCAGTGTGCACGAATTTACAGAACCCAAGAATTTACCTGTGCCGCTGTGCACTGCGTTGCGTGATGGCGAGACGCTAGTCTACGCCCACAACAGCCAATTCGACCGCACGGTACTACGCACACATTTAAAAAGTTACAAATGGCCGAACGTAGCCGCAAGGGATGTTACCCGCTGGCGCGATACTATGGTTAAAGCATTGGCCCACGGCCTGCCAGGTTCACTGTCTGATTTGTGCGATATTCTCGGGGTAGCACAGGACAAAGCCAAGGACAAAGCAGGCAAGGCGCTGATCCAGTTGTTCTGTAAACCACGCGCTAAAAACTCTGCTATCCGCCGCGCTACCAAGCAAACCCACCCTGAAGAATGGAAACGGTTTATTGATTACGCGGGCCTTGATATCGAGGCGATGCGCGAAATTGATAAGAAACTGCCCGTCTGGAATTACCAGAGTAATGAGTTGGCACTCTGGCACTTTGATCAGCGCATTAATGACCGTGGTGTACAGATGGACACCGTGCTAGCGGAAGCCGCGGTATCTGCCGTCGAGATAGAGCAAAAACGGTTAGCCGTGCGCACACAGGATTTAACCGATAACGAGGTACAGGCGGCAACACAGCGCGACGTCTTGCTTAAACATATTGTTGAAGCCTTTGGCGTCACGTTGCCAGATATGCAGGCCAGCACGATACAACGGCGGGTTAGCGACCCTGATTTGCCGATTGAACTGCGCGAACTGCTGGCGATACGTTTACAGGCCAGCACCACCAGTACCAGCAAATACAAGACATTACTCAAAGGTGTGAGCAAAGACGGGCGTTTACGCGGCACTTTGCAATTCTGCGGGGCCAGCCGCACTGGACGTTGGGCGGGCCGCTTATTTCAACCGCAAAACCTCCCCCGCCCTGTTCTGGATCAGGAAACCATAGACACCGGTATCGAAGCGTTAAAAGCCGGATGTGCCGATCTGCTATTCGATAACGTCATGGAGTTAATCAGTTCAGCCCTGCGCGGTTGCATTGTCGCTCCCGAGGGTAAAAAGCTGGTTGTCTCTGACCTTTCCAACATCGAGGGCCGCGCACTGGTCTGGCTATCGGGAGAAGAGTGGAAGCTACAGGCATTCCGTGATTACGATGCAGGGACCGGTCATGAATTGTATATGTTGGCCTACGCTCGGGCATTCAACATATCACCGGATAATGTCGATAAGATCCAGCGCCAAATCGGTAAAGTGATGGAATTGGGGCTAGGGTTCGGCGGTGGCGTGGCCGCGTTCCTGACCTTCGCCCTTGTGTATGGGCTTGATTTGGATGGACTGGCAAAAGCGGCGTTACCAAATGTTCCCGCATCAATACAGCGCGAGGCGCAAAGCTGGTATAAAGCCTCGGTAAAACAGAAACGAACCTACGGCCTTTCGGAACAGGTATTTATCGCCTGTGATTCATTAAAAAGGATGTGGCGAAATGCACACCCAAAAACGGTTTCTTTCTGGTACGAAATAGAGGACACCGTACGCCGTGCCATTGCCGCACCTCGCCAGACGTTTACCTGCCGTAAGTTGAAGATCCGCCGCGACGGTAGTTGGTTACGTATTCAACTGCCCTCTGGCCGTGCCGTTTGCTACCCCGGTATTCGTATCGACGAGGGCAAAATCAGCTATATGGGCATCAACTCATACAGCCGCAAATGGCAACGCCTGAAAACCTACGGCGGTAAGCTGACGGAAAACGTTACCCAGGCAGCAGCCCGCGATGTGATGGCAAACAACATGCCGTTAATCGAGGCCAGCGGCTACGAAATTACGCTGACTGTTCACGATGAAGTATTAACCGAAGCGCCCGATACCGAGCAATTCACCTCCGATAAATTAAGCGAACTTCTCGCCACAAATCCCGAATGGGCTTTAGACCTGCCGCTCTCCGCTGGCGGGTTCGAGGCTTATCACTACCGTAAGGAATAGTGCTATGTCATTTAAAAATCATGACAGCCCGCTCTACTATCGGGCTGCGCGCGAGGCTGCGCAAATTGAACGCGAAGGCGATTACCGGCGGGCCGCCAAGGTCTGGACAAAAGCCGCTCGCACTTCACGTAATCCCCTCAATCAGGAGTGGAGCGAAAACCGCTCCGATTTTTGCATCATGCAGATTGCTCGTGAGAAATTCAAAGAAGGTGCAGCTAATGCGTAACCGCTACCCCGGAAATTGTTACCGATGCGGAAAGTTGGTTGAGAAAGGCAAGGGCCATTTTGAACGCAACACCGGTAGCTGGCGGGTAATCCACGCTGAATGTGTTTTAGCACAGCGCAAAGAAAAAGAAGGTGCAGCCAATGGCCTACATCCGTGAAGACTCAATAGAAGACCACCTTGTCAAAGAGGTGAAGAAAGCCGGAGGGATAGCCTACAAATTCATTTCCCCCGGCCGCCGTTCGGTACCGGATCGGCTGGTGCTTCTGCCGGATGGCAAGGTGATTTTTGTTGAATGCAAAGCGCCGGGCGAAAAACCTACCGCCGCCCAACTTAGGGAGCATGAGAAAATACGCGCGTTAGGTTTCATTGTGCGCGTATTGGATTCTAAAGATCTGGAGGGGATATTGTGAAAGGTGCAAGAGAAATGCCACAGTTGAGGGTGCGCATCCCCCAAGAGCTAAAAGATGCGCTGGAAAAAATAGCGGAGAATAACGACCGCACACTGACCGCCGAGATCCTTCGGAGATTAAGAGAAAGTTTGGAGCGAGACCAAGCTATTTCAGCTCTCCGTCAAAAAACTTCTTAAGCGTCGCTATAGCTTCCCGTAGGTCTTGTTCATGCTCATTAAAACTTTCAAACGACGGTATAAAATCTGCTTTAACTTTCAGTTCTACGTACTCTTTTTGTAGATTTTCATACTCTTGAGGGAACAATTTATAACCTACAGAGTTAGCGGCCCAATAAAAATCTTGGTCGACTGTCGCTTCCAACCTATCGACAACTTCAGCGGTTAACGTACGTTTATTTTCATGCGCACATCGCTCTAACTCATCTTTCAAGCATTCAGGTATCCGCACCCTTAACTGTGGATCTTCTCTACTCATAACTTCACCCTCTCATGCTATTTAATACAATTATGCCTCACGGTGAGCTTGACAACAACGACTCACCGTGAGTACTCTATTTGTACTCACAGTGAGAACCACCGAGGTGTACGTTATGGCGACCAAGATTACGCAGTTGCATCATGTTGATATTTTTAACTATATCGTGGATTTTTTGGAAACAGCAAAACTTCTCGGCTCGTTGGAAACAGGGAATCAGTTGGCTTTTGAACTTATCGATTTTGCACAGAAAGCCGCTCAGGAGGCAGCACATGCGAATAAAGATGGAGGGTCTTGAAATGAAAAACGCGTCGGTAGCAGCAACTACCGACGCGTCTAAAAAACCTAACGGAGATACAACAATGAATACTTTAGCACTGGCAAACAGTACTAAGCAAATTGCAATGACCCACAAAGAGATCGCGGACTTGGTTAACAAGCGCCCAGACAACGTGAAACGAACCATAGAAACACTGGCGGAAAGCGGCGTCATCCAGCTTCCTCAAATTGAGGTTTGTGGGAGAATCAACGGGTTAGGTAAAGAACAAAAAGAAAGCGTATACCTTTTCAAGGGTGAACAAGGCCGGCGAGATAGCATTGTTGTGGTTGCTCAGCTCTGCCCCGAGTTTACCGCTCGTCTTGTTGACCGCTGGCAACAGCTAGAATCACAGGTATCCTCTCCGTTCATTGACCCTATGACCGCACTCAACGATCCCGCTACTATGCGTGGTCTGCTGCTTGGGTACACCGAGAAAGTCCTTACCCTGCAAAATCAAGTGCAGGAAATGAAACCTGACGTTGACGCGCTACACCGTATTGCCAAATCTGATGGCGGTACCTGCATATCCACCGCAGCCAAGGATCTGCAAATCCGCCCTAAAGACCTCTTCACTTACCTGAGTGCCAATGGCTGGATCTATCGCCGAGTCGGTGGCAAAAGTTGGCTAGCCTACCAAAGTAAGATCCAGGCTAGTCTACTGGAGCATAAAGTTACGGTAATCACACGTGGAGATGGCTCCGAGAAAACTGTCGAGCAGGTTCTTGTGACTCCGAAGGGACTGACCAGGCTATCCCAGCTAATGAGCCAGCAGGCTGCATAAGATAGCCAGCCCTGCCAAGTGCGGGGCTTTTTACAGGAATAACAGTGTGCGAAAGAAATTTATCCCCCACGAATACCAAAACCAAATAATCCTTCACGAAATAGACGCCCCCCGCTCAAATGTTTGGGCCGGTATGGGAATGGGTAAAACCGTGGCGACGCTTACCAGCCTTGAAGATCTGTTTATGTCTGGCAGCGAAACCCAACCGGCGTTAGTTCTCGCACCTTTGCGGGTTGCTCGGTCTACGTGGCCAGATGAAGTGGATAAGTGGGATCACTTGCGCAATATTGAAATGCAGCCGGTGGTCGGTACCGCCCAAGAACGTTTAGCTGCGCTGCGTAACCCTAACGCCAGCGTGTTCACCACCAATTACGATAATCTCGTTTGGCTGATAGAAGCCCTCAACGGTGAATGGCCGTTTGGTACCGTTATCGCCGATGAAAGTACCCGCCTTAAGTCCTTTCGCCTGCGCAAAGGTGGTAAGCGTGCGGCAGCGCTGGCAAAAGTAGCACACCGATCAGGCCGTTGGGTGAATCTCTCCGGTACCCCCGCACCAAATGGCTTACAGGATTTGTGGGGGCAAGCGTGGTTTCTGGATAAAGGCCAGCGGCTAGGCCGAACATTCAGCGCTTTCACTGATCGCTGGTTTAACCGCATCCCGATCGGCACTACCGGTTTTAATAAAATCGAACCACGAGAGTGCGCACAGCAGCAAATGCAAGACGCCCTGCGCGACGTCACTATCTCCCTTAATGCCGCCGATTGGTTCGACATTGACGAGCCGATACATAGCGTGGTGCGCGTTGGCCTTAGTCCTAAAGCCCGCAGCCAGTACAAAGAAATGGAAAAGGAGATGTTTTTGCAAATTGGCGACCACGGTATCGAAGCCATGAACGCAGCGTCTAAAACAATGAAGTGTTTACAGCTTGCCAGTGGCGCTATCTATACCGATGAGGCGGGCAACTGGACGGAGATACATGACGCCAAGCTGCAAGCGTTGGAAAGCATCATCACCGAGGCCAGCGGTATGCCTGTTCTCGTCGCTTACCATTTCAAAAGCGACTTAGCCCGCCTGTTAAAAGCCTTTCCCAAAGGTCGCCACCTGGACGCAGACCCACAGACGCAGCGAGATTGGAACGCAGGATTAATACCCGTGCTATTCGCCCACCCCGCCAGCGCAGGCCACGGCCTTAATTTGCAGGACGGCGGCAACATTCTGGCGTTCTTCTCCCACTGGTGGGATCTGGAACAGTATCAGCAAATCATTGAGCGTATAGGCCCCACACGGCAAGCACAGGCAGGCCACAAACGCCCGGTATGGATTTACCACATCATCGCCGAGGACACGGTAGACGAGCTGGTAAAAGAACGGCGGGATTCAAAACGCGAAGTACAAGACATCTTACTTGAGGCCATGAAAAAGAGGGGCTTACGATGATTAACGAGACGAAAACCACGAATCCCGACTGGCTCACCCCCGAGCAGACTTGCATACTGCTGGGAGGTATTACGACAAAAACCTTACGTGATTGGAATATTAATCATCGACACAGGGCGATATTGGCACCCATTCGATTCACTCATAAATTGGTTCGCTATGAGCGCTGTAATGTTATCGCATTCATCGATAAGTGTAAGAGCAAGTATTAACTCAGTCTCTTACGAATTAAAGCAACCTGTGTAAGTATGCTGGCCTCATGTGATTCAAAGGCCAGCCTTTTTAAAGCCATTTCTTCATGAAGGATTTCATCTGAAAAATCGTAATGCTCACCCATCGGATCCGCTCCCTTGTCAGAATGATGCATACAGAGCTGGCTTATCTCTCTTGTATCTGAGCGGGAATAACCACGAGAACGCATCTGGGCAATGATATTGCTCTTCAAGAACTTACGACACATCGTGTTAAACGCCCCCTCTCGTCCCTTAACGGTGCCATCATGAATCACCCCCTTCACTGCATTCTCTGGGCTATACGTTTTAATCAGCTTATCCAATGAGCGCTTTGCGAACGGTTTCATCAAATCGCGGGGCTGAAGAAAAACATACTCTTTATTGTAATTATCAACAGACCTTCCCCACCCCAGTTGCTCTTCAAGTATTCGTTTTATTTCATTCGTCACTGGCAGTCTAAATTCTTTCTGGGTTTTCATTGCCCCCCGCATGCCCGTCACACCAGCGGGATAAATAATTTCAGCAAGATCGCTATCAACATAATCCCAGCGTAGATTTGAAACATTGATTGGACGGACCCCTGTCAGGATCATGAACCGCATAGCGTTCTTCTGGTGAACTGATGCACAAGAGGCAATATTTATCCAAAGTTTGGCGATGGACTCAATATCTGTAAATAGCCGGGTAGCGGTTGGCTTTTGGACTCTTGATGAAATGTAATCATCAGGAATGCTGGCGGCAATATTCTTTCCACAGCTATAGAGTGGGGATGAATACTTCCAAAATCGACGCATTTCAGCAAATAGTTCAATAGCCTGATTGCTACTTTTGGTGGCAATCCAATCATCAAGAATGTCAGTGAGTCGATGATAAGTGATGCCACTGAATACTTCGCGATCACTAAAGGCCAGAGAAACGTTTTTGGTTCTTGTGAGGTAGGTTCTATAACTATCCTCTCCCAATCGATGCCGGCTCACTTTCAAAGCTAAATCAGCTTCGTAGGCTCTTATAACGCTGTGAACCGAGTCGGAAGTCAACCCACCCTCAGATAAATCCTTTGCTTTCTCTCTTGCCACCTGAATTGCCATTTCTGGCCACTCACCAAGCTTTTTGCCTTTGAGTGCCATCTTTTTTGGGAACTCGGCATAGAATGTAACCTTTCCCGCCTTACTGAAATCGATACGAAGAAAATTCTCTTTTTCGTACTTAGAACGCCGTGGCTGAACAACCTGGGAGAGTATTACTTTTGCCGCAGTAACACAGATCTTCATGTGCGAGCTTGTATACGGAGGCTTGCAAGCCTCCCACCTCGCTAGAGCGGTTAAAAAACCATCATTATTGGGGGTTGCGAGCTTTTGTGTTACATTGCGAACCATCGAAACTCCTTGGTATGAAACCCGCCAAACCCCAAGCTCACACATGCGGGTATTTTAATGACAAAAAACGGCTTGTGTTGCGGTTTTGTGTTACTAACTTAGGTTTCTCAATGTATATTATACTGTACAAACATACAATATGTTCGCAATTGTACGGAATAAAAAACACCATTAACTGCATGATTTAAAAAGATTAAAAAGGTAAGTTACTGAAATGGCTTTATTGATTACTAAACGCTGTATTAATTGCGATATGTGCGAACCGGAATGCCCGAATGAGGCAATCTCCATGGGTGCAGAAATCTATCAAATTGATCCGATGCGCTGTACTGAGTGTGTAGGTCATTACGAAACGCCAACCTGTCAGCTGGTCTGCCCTATTGATAATACGATTTCTGCCGACCCTGCTTGGGTTGAGACTAACGAGCAGTTGTGGGATAAGTTTGTTCAGCTACACCATGCCGATCGTCTGTAA